CCGAATTTCACAATTTGCGCCCGATGCTTCGGTAGAGTTCGGCCCTCCGCTCGGCGGTCTTGCTGATGTCAAAGCGTTCCCGTACATCCTTGGACAACTGCACGGCCAAGGAGCGAGCGTAGTCGGGTTCGTTCACAAACTTCCTGACGGCCTTGTACCATGCGTCTTTTTTCCCGTAGGGGATGAGCAGACCGTTGTGGCCGTGGACAATTATGTCGGTGTAGGGGATGGTTTCCGAGGCGATGATAGCCTTGCCCATCCAGCCTGCTTCCACAACCTTCAGTTCGCTTTTGAGGCGGTTGAACTTGGTATCACGGAGGGGTGCGATGGTGGCGTTGATGAAGTTGTAACCCCCGACATAGGAGTAGATGTCAGCGGCTTGGATGCGGCCGTAGTTCTTATTCAGGCCACGGCAGGATAGCATCCGTTCGTAGTCGTCATACACGGCGTTCCCATCGTTCCACCCGCCAAGGTAAATCTTGTATCGGCCATCAAGGGAACGGTCATGGGCAAGCAGTCCAAAGGAATGTTCCACCAAGGCGATGTCCTCTTGGTGTTGCGCCCCGCCAAACCAGCCAATCTTGAACAAGTGCGGTTCGGGTTCGGCATTCGTGTCGGGCAAGTATTGCTGATATGCTTCGTAGGGTTCGTTCGGGAGGATGGTGACGGCCTTGTTGAGCAGGCGAATCTTTTGGGCAAGGTGTTCGGTCGTGGTGGTCACATGGTCGGCCAAGCGGATGTGTTCACGGATTTGCTCGTCCAACTTGGTGGACAAATAGTGCCGATACATGATATGTCCGCTCTCCAGCACCCAGTAGTCGTCGAGGTCCAGTATCACCTTCGCCCCAAACGCCGTGAGAGCCTCGTAGACCTTCCGAATTTGCTCCAGCGTACCTTGACACCAAAGACGATTGAAAAGCCACACATCGACCGTCTTTAGGTCCTCGTCTTTCACATTGGCGATATTATCGACACACACATAATCGAACTCGGTGTAGTTGTCGCCAAGATATGCGTTTGGCATCTCCAAGCGATAGAACGAGCAGCCCGTCGGGTGGGCGTTGTAAACGATGCAAATTCTCATGCCCAAAGGTACAAAAAAAAGGGCCACCCCTTGCGAGATGGCCCAGACCACTAAACCATTGCGGGGTATGAGGCCCGCAGGTCAAAGATACGCTACGACCCGCTGATTTGTGCGGTCAGCGCAGAGAATGTTGCTGGCAAGATGTTCAGCATTGCATCGGGTTCCATGCCCGTCAGCGTCATCTCGTAGCCTGAACGGTCACCGAATGCAGTACCAGTTCCAGCAGTTCCAGCGGAGGCTTCCAAGCCATTCGCAGCACCAAGCAACCAATAGCGTCCGTTGTTGTCAAGGACGATGACCAACAAGCGGTTCCGAGCCAACAAGCGCAACTCATTACGGACCGAGGTCTGCAACTTGTTGATGGTGAATGTCACTTCGGGCGTGTAGAACAAAGTACCGTTTTCGGTGCTTGCGTTCAGCGTTTCCGTCATGCTGGAGGTAGCCTTGGTCAAGTCGTATTCAAACCAAGACCCCGATACCGAGGTAGGAGTGAATCCAGTTACCAAGCCGCTGCCGTTCGTGTTCACGGAACCCGTGGCGTTCAAGGATTGGACATAAATAGTTTTGATACCGCCGACGGCGTCACGGCATCCGAGGGCGTAGCCCGTAGTTAGGGAACAAGACATAGTGTATTTTTAGAGGGTTATGTTATACTAAAAAACGGGGGGGAAGTTTCCCTCCCCCCTTACACTTAGGCCAGTTTGAAGTCAACCATCAAGTCGGGATATGCGAACTGCACACCTGCTTTGAAGGCGGCTTGGAAGCGGACTTCATCGTTGTCTTGCGAGTACCACAAGGAGAAGTTTTCCTCGTCGGAGAGCAAGTCAGTTCCGTAGAACAAGTTGCCAAGGTAGGTGCAGACGATGCGATTGGTAGATGTCAAACCTGGGACGGCAATAACACGGACATTCGTGCCAGGGTAGAAGATGTCGCCATCGGCCAACCCTTGCAAGTCCACTTGGTTATACATGACGCCTGCCTGCTTTTTGAAGGCGGCAATCAAGGTGCGGAAGTTGTTCCAACCGCAGAAAATCACCAAGTCATTGCGATTCAAGATGGCTTGAGGAATGTCGGAATAGATTTTGTCAAAGATTCCAACGATGTTGGTGTCGGTGATACCAACGGAAGCCGATACTGGATTCCAAGTGGTGCTGGAAGCGTTGGCAAGAACGGTAGAACCCGAAGCGGCGTTCAGCAACTGGTTTACACCGCTGAAGTAGGAGTTACCCTGCCAAATGGCGGTTTCCAAGGCTTCGGCGATACGCAGAGCCTTCTGCTCGGAGAAAGCCTGCTCAAATGGTACGCCATCGTATTGGCTACCAGCAGTCAACTGGGACTGCATCCAGTACTGCTCAAGTGAGCGAGGGCAAAGAGCCTCTTGGATTTTCATCACGCCAACGGTGATATTACGCTGGGTGAAGGAAGTGTTACCTGTTGGAGTCCAACCGCAAGCCGTACCTGATGCGATGTTTGCATCGGTGTCCATGAGGTTGAGGGCAGCAGCCGACTTGATACCAACTTGCTTGGTGAACAAGGCAGCAGAGCGAGCGGCGAAGACCGCTTTGGTGATGAGGGGGAGGCGCTGCTGCTCGGTGTAAGTAGTCAGCGGTGCAACGAATGAATAAGCCATGGCTTTTTGTTTGGGGGGTTAAGGATTAATTGGATTTTTTGAGAGTTTGGATTGCTTGTGCGAGTGCGTTGAAGTTCTGCTGGGCAGATGCCTTCCGTTGCTCCACGATAGCGGAGGCGGTTGGCTTGGGGGCTTCGGAGGGAAGTTCGGCGACCTTTTCAACGATGTCGGTCATGGTTTCCATTTGCGAGGCAAATGCGGCCATTTTGTCCTTCATCTTGCCCATCTCGGTGTAGGCGGCCTTCAGTTCCTCCATGATGCTCACCAAGTGCTTCTTGACGATTTCTTCAACCATCAACGGGTCCACCATTGGGTAGCCTTCGGCGATTTCACTCACCACTTCACCCGCAACTTCGGGGGTTATTTCAGCGGCAACGGCGACTTCCTCGGCAGGTGCTGGGGCTTCGGCCACGACGACTTCGGTGATTTTGCCACCTTCGGTCTTGATGACACCAACGCCCTCAACTTGATGCTCACCATCGGGGGCAGGAAGGGTTTCGTCTTCGGTGATTACATAAACGGCGGTTCCTGCAACGAGGTCGCCGTCCACACGGACAACAGTACCATCCACCAACTTGTAGTCGGCAAAGGCTTGCTTTTGGGTTGTGAACTTGCGGAGTTCAGTCCGCAGGGTCATGATAGCGTCTTTCAGGTTCATATTATTGGGATTTGTAGGTTGGGTTGATATGTTGCAAAAAGTTGGTCAAATCGTCTGCGAGGCCCGCAAGTGCGACCTCTAATTCGGTTCCCGTATTCTTCATGCCGAATAGTCCCTCCACCGAGAAACCCTTGAAGGCGTGGCGATTCTCCCAAACTTCGTCGTTCTCCACTTTGAAGGAGCCGAACCAAGAGCCGTCGGGGGTGTCCTCGTAGCCTTTGGGTGCAAGTATGCCACGCTCGGTGTCGGTGATGTAGGATTCAAACATGAAGACCCCATCCAGTTCAGCGTTGTGGTAGGCGTTCACATTGTGCTGGTTCCCTTGCTTGAAGTACTTCTGCACGATTTTGCGGATGGTCGCCTTGTCAAATACGACATAGTACTCCCCATAGGTGTCGTCCTTGCGGTAGATGGGAGTATCGGCCAGCATGAGCGGCCCCGTCAGCACCCTGCGTTCACCCGTTTCGGCAAACCGCTGCGGGGTCTTGGCGAAGGCTTGGAAAGGTTTCTCGATAGCGGGCATATCAACGAGGGCGACAAACTGCACGCCTTCGTCCACTTCGTCCACGGTCATTCGGTACACGGGAAGTTCCATGTGGGGATATGTAACGGTTAGCCCAATGTTGCAAATTCGCTTAACCTGCGCACCCTGCTGGTCGTCTGCTGGATGTCCCGCTCCACGACATAGGCCCGCATGGGTTGCATCCCTTGGCCTTGGCCGTTCATTGCAGCCCCATCCGTTCCGAGCATTGTGGTTTGGGGGTTGGCAAAGATTGGTGGAGGTGTTGTAGATGCGCCGCCACCACCTACGGTAGGAACGGGAGTTGAACTTACCGAAGATGTACTTTTGAACTGCGTCTTGGAGATTGCGGCAACCCGTGCAAGACCTTGGGCGACTGCAATGCCTGCGG